CTTAAGCCAAAAATCTTCACCGCAGGCAAAACCTGCTATAATTCAACGAAAGGAGTAGCCTGTGAGCGCAATTGATTTTCCAAATTCACCGTCCGTGAATGACACGCATACCGTAGGGAATCGTGTTTGGAAGTGGAACGGCACAACCTGGGACGCGCTACGCAGTACTATTCCTTATGCAACTGGTGTCACCGGCCCGACAGGGCAGGATGGACAATTTACCATCGCCGCAATCACCGCGCCTACATCACCTGAGGTTGGAGACGCATGGTATGACTCTGCATCTGGTGATGTGTTTATCTACTATGATGGTTATTGGGTAGAAGCTTCAAACGCAAACGATGGGCCGACTGGTCCTACAGGATTGACTGGTGTTACGGGAGCTGTTGGTGCAACTGGTGCAACTGGTTTAACTGGCGCTGATTCAACTGTAACTGGACCAACTGGTCCTACTGGTCCTACTGGTGCGACTGGAGCGACAGGGCTTACTGGATCTACAGGCGCAGACGCTGTAATAACAACTGAAATCAGCTCTAATCAGACGCTTGTTTCTGGGTATCGCTACTTAGTTAATACATCAGCCGCAAGATCATTGACGTTACCTGCAAGCCCGAGCGTAGGAGCGCAGATTGAGATAGTAGATCAAACAGGGTCTTCAGCTTCAAACAATATTACAGTTTCGCCAGGCAGCTTAAAGATTAACGGTTCGGTGCAAAATCTTATTATAGATCTTGCGTACGCAACTGCAAAAGTGGTGTACATTAGTGCATCCTATGGATGGAAGGTATCAATAGAATAATGCCAGTTAACGCATCTAGTTTTCCAGCACCAAGCGCAGCGGCAATTGCCGCTGCGGTGGCTGCGCCTTCTGCAGCAACTATCGCAACTGCCGTTGCAGCAGCAGTACCTACAATCTCTGCTATTAACTCATCTGTTGCAAGCAATGCTCCGTCACCCAATGGTTGGGTCTTGCTTGGAACTGGTAATTTACAAAATACTGCATCAGCAACTATAAGTTTTTCTGCATATAAAAAATTAAGAATTGTTTGGAAGTTTGTAATGCAAGATGCTCAGGCTCCTGTTATAAGATTAAATGGTGATACTGGTAGTAATTACGTAAACACAGCAATTTTAGAGTATGATGCGACGAGTAACCCAATGTATCAAAATACTGCCGAAACATTTCTTAGAATTTCCATCGGAAACTCAATTGCAGGTTCAATGAACACTGGATTTATGGAAGTTGAAAATGCTGGTTTAAGTTCTAGCAAACTTGTGCGATGTCAAAATATTACACAACATTCTAGTTTAAGTAATGCTAGAGGAAGATGGGATGGTAATTCTGTTTATAGAACTAGTTCTGCAATTACTAGCGTGACCATTACTGGAAACAGTGGTTCTATCTATGCCGATGATGTATATAATGCTACTGCTTTTCAAGTATTTGGAGCAAACTAATGACTAGACCTATGGTTTATTTTTATGATGCAAACACTGGTGAAGAAATTTTTCGTGAAATGAATGATGCTGAATATGAACAGTATCTAATTGATGCTGCAAAAGCAGAAGCAGAGTTAGCAGCCGAGGCTGCGGCAAAAGCCGAGGCAGAGGCTCTAGCAGAGGCAAAAAGAGCAGCCAAGGCAGAGGCACTTGCTGCGCTTGGCTTAAGTCAAGAAGTAATTAACCTTCTCGCTGACTAGGGAAGATAATTTACTAGATAAATACGCACTTTCTGGCGTTAATCTTGATAAGGTAGCCTCATGAAAGTTGCTGCCTACGCCATCGCGCTAAACGAGGAAAAACACGCTGCCCGCTGGGCGGAGACTACTAAAGGTGCGGACTTCCGCCTAGTATGTGACACTGGATCCACAGACCGCACGGTTGAGATCCTACGTGAGCACGGAGTAATAGTTCATGAAATTAGCGTGAAGCCTTGGCGCTTTGACGTCGCGCGTAACACCGCACAAAGTTTATTGCCTGATGATATAGACGTATGTTTAAGTTTAGACATGGACGAGCTTGTAGATGAAAACTTCTTTGATGAGGTTCGCAAGCAGTGGGTTCCTGGAGCTAATAAAGGTTGGTCGGATTTTGATACAGGTCACACCTGGTTAGGTTGTCGTCTACACGCGCGACACGGTATGTATTGGAAGTATCCAATTCACGAGGTGTTTGTTCCATCGCTTGATACACCGATTAGAAGCTTAACTATCACCGGAACTAAGATGTATCATAAGCCTGACAACTCTAAATCACGCGGGCAGTATCTACCTATGCTTGTTGCCGCGTCAAAGGAGTTTGGAGAAGATCACCGCATCTGGGTTTATCTAACTCGCGAGTACATGTTCTATAAGATGTGGGATCTAGTATTATCAAGTGCAGAGAAAGTTCACGAGTTTAGTAAAGACTGGTTTGTTGAGCGCGCGGCTGTGTGTCGTTGGGCAAGTGAGGCGTGTCGCATCCTGGGTCAACCTGAGACTGCCATGGTTTGGGCTGACCGCGCTATTGAAATTGATCCTTGTGGTGAAAATTACTTTGAAAAAGTTAGATGTTACTACGAACAAAAAGACTGGGGCGGAGTCTGGGAAACATGTAAGATCACCGCACGCTGTGAAAAGACAGCGCACTACCTATCAAGCGAAGAGCTATGGGCTTGGCGTCTATACGACATGCAGGCGTTATCCGCACACAACCTTGGCGATAAGGCAAAGGCAATCAAATATGGTCAGCTTGCGGTTGACGGAAACCCTGCGGACCTACGCCTACGTAACAACATGAGATTTTACGAGATGGGAATAGAGAATCAAGTATGACGGATACACCTGTAGTCTTTGTAGCGTTACTGGCAAAGCAAAAAGAAGGTGTACTTAACTTCTTCCTAGAGAATCTTGAGGCATGGGATTACCCTAAGGACAAGATTCACCTATACGTTCGTACGAATAACAACACGGACAATACCGAGGCAATCCTTGCAGATTGGCTCGGAGTTCACGGTCCTAAGTATCGTAGCATTTCGTTTGAGACGCAGAACGTTCCGGAGAACATCGAACAATATGGTGTCCATGTATGGAACGGCGAGCGCTTTAGAGTTCTTGCGCGTATTCGCCAGGAAAGCTTGCGCCAGTCGCTTCTTACAGACGCGGACTACTACTTTGTAGTAGACATCGACAACTTTATCTATCCAGATACTCTAAAAGAACTTGTTGCGCTTCAACTTCCTATCGTCTCGCCTATGCTGCGCTACGCGGTTGCATTTGGAGACGTTGAGGATACACCCGAGGAAGCAGAAAAGATCCAGGGACATCATGGACAATACTACTCAAACTATCATCACGTCGTAGATGACTACGGCTCGATAGTCGCAAACGATATGTACTATAAAATCCTTGACCAGGACGTTAAAGGTCTTATCGACTGCATGTGCGTGCACTGCACGTATTTAATCAAGCGCGAGTTTATTGACAAGTTAAACTACATGGAGGAGTCAGATCGCTGGGAGTATATGATCTTCTCAGAGTCCGCGCGTAACGCAGGCATTCCTCAGTACCTAGATAATCGTCGCATCTGGGGAGTTTTAACATTGACAGAAAATGAAAAAGCTTGCCGCTGGTGGATGGAACATCTTAAGGATCCAGCAACGCAAACAAAGCTTTACAGAGAACGAGAGATCTAAGCTACTTCTTTTTTCTTTTTCTTCTTTGTCTTCTTAGTTTTAGCCTTTGCAAGCTTCTCTTCTCGTTGTGTATGATATGCATCTACCGCGTTAGCGCTTGTTCGTGAGCGCCAGGTAAAGTCACAAGCTTCACATTGAACAAGACGCATAGTTGCCCAACGTCCTCCGCCTGGAGTATCTACAACTAATGTCTTAAGCTTATTTGGTCGTGCGTTGCAGTAAGGGCATTGTGGGAAACGTTGGCGACGTGATTCCTGTCCGTTCCAGGATACAGAAAGTGTGCGACGGATTTCTCCCTCGTCCTTTCCTCCCCAGATTCCCCAGATCTGTTTGTGCTCTAACGCCCACTTCAAACATTCTTTTCTTACAGGACAGGAGAAGCAAAGGTTCTTTGCTTGATATTTTTCTGCAGGCTCGGACGAAAAGAAGAAGTCTCTAAAATCTTCATTTACTTGTTGCCCGCATGCTGAATCTTTTTGCCAACTAAGATCTAGTGATCCGCTCATTCTGCCATTACCTCGACCCATGTTATGGGGAGAGTATGATCTACAATTTCGCCTTCACGTGTTTCGCCGTCTTCATCACATGCGGTGAAGTCCGTGTCATTATCTATTTCTCCTGCGTAGCCATAGTTGATCACCGCAGACTCAAGATACTTGAATCCGTTACCTAATGAGACAGATACACCATCACGTTGCAAGGCAGATGCCAATGCACGTCTAATCAGCTCATTTTCAAGATCAACGTGATCTTCTGTGAAAAAGGTAACGGAGTCCTCGTGAAGTGGCTCATAGCCACAACCCGTCCATTCCTTCCACAGAAGCTCACCCACACGTGAGTCCTTCACAATTCCCCTTAGCGCTATCGTCGTTAAGGGAATATTACACTGAAAGGCGCACAAATGCGCGGATAAACACCGACTATTTTAGAACAATAAATTACCTCAGGTCAGGTATGAAAGTGTCTCTAAGAGTCACTGAGTAACTTATTAAGCGGCGTTAAAGGTGCCCAAGTAAAGGCTACCGTTATTGTCGGGCCATAGGTATTGGTAGTGGGCTGGGCGATATCCATTATCTTCTGGCCAGCCGAACTTGGAGTACCACTCGTACTCTTTGCGCAGTAACGCGACGCGGTGCGTAGACGCCATCTCTTCATACTTGGCTGTATCCTGCATCCACCAAGGGAAGGTTAATTTATCCTCGGCGCGGCCAAGTTCAAGGGCGCGAGAAAACGTAGCGTTAATCTTAGGAATCATCGTAGATTTGTAACCGCGCTTGAGCCACTCGTCACACATCGTAGTTGCGTATAAGGCTAGGGCTTTTTCGTGGCCTTCCCACATCTTCGCCGCAGGGTGATTGCGCCAGCCTTTAGGATCGCGGTGTTCGCCTTGTGGGTTTAGCGAGGTAAGGACTAGCATAAGCTGCCAGGCCTCAAGTACCTGCTTATTAAGGCGTTTGTTATCTAGTTCTTGAGCAATTTGCTCAAAGGAGCTAGTCTGAGGTATAAAGGTTTGCATGTATCCGTCCGTTCGTCATTGTGTAAATTATAACAGGCAGTCTATATAATGGAAATATGGTACCATATACCTATGGCTTGCGTATATACCTTGTACTCTATTTCAAACCCACAAGAACATAGGTATATTGGAATATCACAATATGATACGGCTGAAAAAAGATTTACGAAGCATAAATATAACGCTAATGAAGGTGCCAGGCTGCCAATCTACGACTGGATGCGCAAACACGACGACATCTGTGTACAAGAACTAGAGACTGGGCTATCTTTTGATGAAGCTAAAGAACGTGAAGTCTTTTATATTGCCAAGTTTAAGGAAGAAGGGCACAGACTCCTCAACCTAACTTTTGGTGGAGACGGCGTGCTAGGCTATGTTCATTCTGAAGAAACTAGAAAAAAGAAATCAGAATCAATGAAAAAGACTCTTGGTGGAAGGCCAGCTCTAAATAGAGGGACAACTCATTCTGAAGAAACTAAGAAAAAGATGTCTGAAGCCCATAAAGGTAAAGTTTCTCCCAACAAAGGTAAAAAACTTTCTGAAGAATGGCGTAAAAATATGTCAGACTCTCATAAAAAACGTTGGAAGAATATAAAAGAAAATAGTTAAATCTCGTCGGGCGTAGGCTCCTCGTGAATAGGCTCTTCCTCTAGCTCGTCAATTGGATCTTCCCCGTCTAGCTCAACAGATGAGATGTAGATACCTACCACGGTCAATCTTCCACACACGTAGCAATCTGACACCGCGCCTGGTGATAGTTCAATTGGAACCGTAACGCTTATCAGACGGGTAATGATATTACCGTTGATGTCTACGCTATCAGCTTCCCATAGACTATTTTCGTCTATCCAGCATCTTTCGCAAATCGGCACGAGATTGTCATCGTACGTGCGGATATGTTTCATTCGCTAGCTGTCTCCATAGGGCTACTGTACCACTTTTTCTTAGCGTAGTGTCGAGAGAATCCCTTGTCAGCGTCAATAAGATATTCACGATCTCCAATTA